CCGAGATTTTGAAGGACTGCGATCCGAGTGGAGATGGCATAGGCACGTCAAGCAAATCGCCGAACGTGAGATGGAGATACGCAAGGAGCGCTTCGCCGAGGTGGAGCAAGACGCGCTAAAGCGACTGGGAGACAAATTCATGAACGAGAATCAAATATTCTGGGATGACCCGGACAAACCCGAAAAGTAAAATGGACAACGAATCAACTCACACCCGCGCGGACGAACTGCCGCAATCATTTCAAACGCAATCCCCCGAAATAAACGAGTTGGCTGGCGCCTTGTCGCTTGCCCAAGGGGACATGTCACCTGCCAAGAAGGGGGCGAGCAACACTTTCTTCAAGAGCAAGTACGCAGACCTCTCGGAAGTCATCGAAGCGTCTCGTTATCCCTTGTCGAGCAACGACCTTTCAATCGCCCAGTATTGCGATGACGGATACGTGGTGACCCAGTTGATGCACTCCTCCGGGCAATGGATGAGGGGACGCTTGCGGATCACGCCGAAGGACAGCACTCCCCAAGGCGTTGGAAGCGCCCTGACCTACGCCAGACGCTACTCATGGCAGATGATGGTCGGAATAGGAGCGGAGGACGATGACGGAGAGGCGGCGATGGGCCGCGCCGGAAGCGCCTATGACCCTGCCCACGCCAAGCCAACTCCCAAGAAGAAAGCTCCCGCCAGGAGGAAAGCCCCGGCGAAGAAGAAGGAGGAACCGCAGACTTCCGACAAGCATGAGCCGAAGACCGAGACTGTGACCGAGAAGAAGGAGGAACCGACAACCGTCACCGAGGCGCCCAAACCGCCCGAACTGACCTTGGAGGAAGAGGCGAAGGCAATCGTGAAGACCGTCAAGGACGGCGAGGCGTACCTGAAGTTCCACGACGTCGAGTTTGACGCAATACCCGTCCCGGTGCAGGAGCGCATAATGTCCAAGGGACTGGACGGATTCGGCGAGATGGTGGCCCAATGGTCGAAGGAGAGGGAGGAATCGACGTGAGCAAGAGGAACTACTGGGTTTTCGACATAGAGACTGGGCCGCTTTCGGACGAGGAGATCAAGAGAATCGCCCCGCCCTTCGACCCGGACGAGGTGAAGGTGGGCAATGCGGGCATAGGGAAGGCAATGGAGAAGATCAACGCCGCCAAGGACGCTCACCTTCGATCCATCAAGTCAAGGGCGGCGCTGAAGGCGGAATACGGTGAAGTTCTCGCCATAGGTTACGCCAACGCCGCCGACACGGTTCTGCTGGTTGACTTGCCCGAAGACGAGATGCTGGACAAGTTCTGGGAGAGGGCGGACGAAAGCTATCATTCGCAGGAGACTTTCGTGGGATTCAACGTGATGAACTTCGACCTTCCGTTCCTCATACGCCGATCCATAATCAACGGGGTGAAGGTTCCGCCGGGACTGTTGCCCCGAAACAACCGCTACTTCCCCGACTTCTTCGTTGACTTGATGCAGATGTGGCAGGCGGGAGACTATCGTGAGATGATCAGTCTCGACCGATTCGCCAAGGCGCTTGGTCACGAAGGCAAGAACGGTTCCGGCAAGTTCTTCGCCCAGACCTTGAAGGAGGACGAAGGCGCCGCGCTGGAATATTTGAGAAACGACCTGTTGCTAACCCAAAAAGTCGCCGAAGCATGCTTCCGCGCATACTAATTGATTAACCAAGCAGAACAACTATGACCAAACCAATCAAAAAGTCGCGCGGCGCCGCCTTGCATGGCAAACTGAGGACAACCATCCGCCTAACGGGTGGCAAACACAGGGCAAGTTGTGACGTGGAAGAACAACTCCATGCGTTACCCCGACCGAAGAGGAATGAAAAACTGAAAGCAGGAACAAACCCATGAGTACCTATAACATACCCGCGCCCGCAGGCGCGAACCATTCATCATCGAAACACGAACTGTTGCCACCTGGAACATATGACTTGGAGGTGGTCTACGCCTCCGACGTGGACGGTGACGGCGTTCCCCTGACCACCAAGTCGGGAGATCCGAGAATAAAACTCAAGGTGATGGCGGACAACGAGCAATCGTTCTACCACTTCCTTTACCTGACTCCCAAGGCGTTCCCGATGGTGTGGGAATTCCTCTCCGCTTGCGGGGTAACCCCGGAGGATGACGGTCAGTTCGTACTCGACCCTGTGAAACTGGAGGGCAAGCGCTTCAGGGCGTTGGTCTACGAGGAGAACGGGTGGAACAGGTTGCGCAAGCCAACCCCAATACCTTCCGCCGAACAGTCCACTCCCGACCCGGAGGGTGAGGTTGTCTCCGGCTCGGACGGCAACGCCATTCCGGAGGACGGCAAGGGAAACGTGATGGAATCCGAGGAGGAGGACGACGTTCCTTTCTGATGATGGGTGAGGAACCTGACGAAATAACCCTCGATGACGAGGAGCAGACCCTTGTCAGGGTGCTGGCGGCGCTACGCAACGGGAACAACTTGATCAACTCGGTGCGATCCTCCAAGATGTCGCCCAGAGGCGACTACGAGGTGAACTTGGACGGCATGGGCGGCGAATACGCATTCGCCAAGATAAAGAACCTCTGCCCCGACTTCGGCATTGGCCCCCGTTCGGGAGGACATGACTTCGTTGACCGCAAGGGAAACACCGTGGACGTGAAGACCAACCCCAAGGAAGACGGCGACCTGTTGGTGCGAGCGTCCAAGAAAGACCGTCCCTCCGACTGGTACGTGCTGATGACGGGCGAGTTTCCCCGATACAGTTACCGGGGATACGTCCACAGGAGGGAATTGTTCTCCGACTCGCGCCTCGTTGACCTCGGTCACGGCGACACTTACCTCGTCCCGCAAAAGGAGTTGACCCTGTGAGCAAGCGATACGTCGAAAGCACCCAGTTCACCGATCCTTGGTTCAGGAGACTGTCGCCGGAAGCGAAACTGTTCTGGCACTTCCTGACCCTCCATTGCGACCATTCCGGGGTATGGGAGAGGGACGATGACTACTGCAAGTATCTGACGGGCTTGAAGAAGTCTCCGAAAACGCTCTTGAACGAACTCGGCGACCGTGTAATCGAGTTGTCCGAAAACAAGGTGCTTTTGCCCAAGTTCATACTTTTTCAGCAGGGAAAAACCCTCTTTGAAGCAAAACCACCCCATCGTGGCATACTGAAACTGCTCTCCAAGCATGACCTCGAAATGGATGCAGACGGCATTACCAAGCCGATTGTTAAGTTAACCTTAACCAAAGCAAAGGCAAAGGATAACTTAACCTTAACCTTACCAAAGGTTACAAGTAATAGTATACGTAATGGTAAAGGTATAGATAAGGAAGGGAGTGTGAGGGGAACCATTCCCGAACTTCCCGAACTTCCCACCGAACTGGATCACATCGGATTCATAGCGGTCTGGGACGAATGGACGTCGTATCGCAGGGAACGCAAGCTCCCCCCCTACAAGCCCGCCGCCCTCAAGGCCAACCACTCCCGGTTCGTCCAATGGGTCGCCGACTACGGAATGACCTCGGTCATCGAGTCGATCCGAAACTCCATCGCCAACAATTACAACGGACTGTTCCAACCCAAGTCCTCCACCGCCCTGCGTGACGAACCGATTGACCGAGACTACGAAAATGCCCTCGACTGAACCAACCGCCCTCCCGACCACCCTCTCCGAACTGACCGAAAGCGACGTCGACTGGGAGAACGCCCCCCAAGTGACCGTCACTTGCCCGGAATGCAAGAAAGACCATCAGCACAACAAGTATCTCGCCGCCATATTCCCCAATGCCCTCTGTGACGGCTGTAGTGGTGCCTATGACCCTCGTTCGGGGGGCAACCAATACCTTGACCCCATTCACGACACGCAATCAATCCTAGACACTTGCATGCCCTCGCTCTACCTGAACACCGACCCATCGCGCATACCCACCCCCCAACTCCACCAAGTCACCTCCTGGTCACCCAACCCCATCGGGCTGTGGATCACCGGGGACACTCGCACCTTCAAGACCCGATCCGTCTGCGAACTGATCAAGACACTCGTCCGAACACACACCGTAACCACTTTCTTTCACGGCGGATTCAACGACCAAATACTAGACGTCATGCGATCCGAGCAGTCGTTCCGCAAGTTCAAGCGGAAACTATCCAACACCCCCATACTCTTCATAGACGACTTGTTCTCCTCCAAGCTCACCGAACGAGCCGAATCAACCCTATTCGAAATCATGGACGCTCGCATTTCAAACCAATTGCCCACCCTAGTCACCACCCAAGCCACCAAGAACGATTGCAGAAAAATCTTCGCCAACCCCAAACGACTCGACGCGCTGTTCGAACGGGTCAAGGAATTCTTCACCCTCGTGAACACCAACGCATTCGCCAAGCAGGCGAACCTCAAACTCTCCGAGTAACCAACCAACCACCAACCAACATGCCCGACCCGGCCACCAACAAACTCAAGCAATCCATGAACGACTTGTTCAGACTCAAGGACCAAGACCAAGTGGCTCAACTACCACCGGACGAATTCAAGACACTGGTAGCCGCCAAACTACAACACCTCGTCAACCAACTGGCGGACAGAATGCATCACGAAATAGATTCAATGCCCGCTTCCAAGTTACCTCTAGCTTTCGGCATACTTCAGGACAAACTCCTCAACCTACAGGGCGAGGCAACCGTTCGCACGCAGAAAACCATCACCGTCTCTCACCAAGACTTCAACCAGATACTTCAAGCCCTTCCCGCCAAACCCGAAGTCATCGAGAACAACATACAGGACGTTCCCCAATCCAAGTGATCCAACCCATTCCAATGAATACCTTCCATTCAGTACGCTCCGCAGGAAGTCAGGGGGGTTTTAATCACGTACCAATAACGTACTCGTTTGTTGGGATGGTGTATTAATATAGGGGGGATGGAAGGAAACGTGTCAAGGGTAAAATTAAGGTGGGTCAAATCGGTTGCAGGTATTGCACCCCCCCACAAAACCTGCGCGCCCAAGTCACTTAATGAGACTGATCCGGGCCGAACTTATTGAGACTGAAGTCGGGAATATGCACAACCTATCTTACCATCAGAGAGTTATGAATATTTCACCATTTCGCATAATAAGCATTATGTCTAATCGCAGTCGGGGGGCGGGGGTGGAGGGGGTTGCCAAGTCGCTTCTCGGAACCGTATTTGGGCAACGAAATTTTTTTACCAAAAGAGCATATTTCCCTTACCCCTCAAAACCCGAATATCACCAGTTCGCGCAAGGAAATCGTTGAATGCCGGGTAATTCGAAACGTGGAGGAGAGGAAGAATTGGACGCTATGGACTGGAGTGAGGGAGATGGATTGAGTGGTCGGGACAAGGCGAAGATCGAATTGGCTATGGATCGTTTTTGGTCGAAGCGTGGAATGCGGAAGGGCGGAGGAGACTTTGATTTCGGTGGCAAGGGGAAGAGGGTTGGAAAGAAGAGGCGCGCGAGGAGGAAGAGGGATGAGTGAGGATGGATGGGTGAAGGAGATTAGGGTCAGGGGTTTTGAGTATGACTATGGCGAATCGGTTTGGTTTGTGTTGCCCGTGAGTGACGAGGGGAGAATTTTGCATGGTTTGGCGTGTACGGGGAGTTCCCGTGGGTTAACTGTTCCACGGGTGGCAAGTCCGTTGGTGTATTCAAGGAAGAGTCATGCGGTAAAGAGGGCGAGGATGCTGGCCAAGGTATTTGATTTGGACGTGGTGAAGGTATATTTGATTACCAGAGAGGAATGCCGGGAGGTTAGGGCATGATTGATCGTTGGGAGTGTCAGCCGGAGGATTGGAGTGACCCGCCTGAGAGGGAAGACTTGGAGGAGAGTCGAGATGACTGGGCGGATCGCGCGCGTCCGGGTAGAGAGAGGTGTAGTGGGTGTGGTGAGGAGTGGTCTGTGGGTGATGACGGATGCAAGTGCGGGGAGGGTGATGGGGATGAGTAAAACCCCGAAGTGGCGTGACAAGGCGCTTGATTTGGGGTCAAAGACTCAAGAAAAGCGGGTGACTTTCCGCTTGCCGAAAGATTTGCACAGGCGGGTCAAGGTGGTTCTCAAGTTTTACGGCATACGGATGACGGACTTGTTGCTTGCGTCTTTGGATACTCAATTGCAGATAGAGGAGGAGCATTTTCAGAATTTTGGGTGGAACACCGAGGAGGGTGATGGGGAGTGAAGGGGAGTGGAGGATGTTGGGTGGGATGTGTTTGTTGTTATGGCAACTGGAGAGTTGGACTGGCGTTGCGTACTGGGTGATAGGGAAGTTATGGGAGTGAGCCATGAGTGAGGACACGAATTGGAGCCGGGAACTTGTCACGACTGCCGAGCAAGCGAGGGAGGAAGAGCAACTAAGCAAAGTGGACAGGTGCCGGATGTGGATAGATTTCCGTACTTGGTTCCATCACCACGACACGGGAACCTCGCTTGTCCACTCGATCAACTACCATGCGATAAAGAAGAACCGAGAAAAAGTGGAAATGAATTATGAATGAAGTGAAGGAAGGAATGATCAAGCAGAGCATGGGAGACTGGGCGCGAGAGGAGGAAGCGTTTGCGGTGGCCCTTGGGTTGAAGCGTGAGAAGTTGTCCTCCTTGAGAAAGGAACACCTGGAGGAAGGCGAGCATTGGGGGAAGGTGAGCGGACGCATCACCTACCGAGTGGGCGGCGAGGTGAAGATGCGTGGAGTGGTTGCGTTGTTGCTGGGCATTGAGGAGAAGGAGGTTGTGGTTGACGAGGAGGTTGGCCGGGAAGAGCCGGAGGACTTGGAGGTATTGAGGGTATTCCCGGTGAATCGGCGCTTGGTGGAGTGTGGTCGGGACAACGGCGAGGTTGTGAGGGTGACTGTGGGCGACAACGTGAATTTTTTGAAGGGGATGGTCTTGAAGGCGCGCCCTCCTTGGGGTAGTGGCAGGTTATGGGTGCTGGTTGGTCGCAGACCGAGGTGGCGGGGGAAGTGGTGAGAAGTATTTGAATCAATGAAATCAACGAAGGGAATGAAGTGAGCGTGATATTGGAAACGAAGATAGAGGAATTCAGGGAAGCGTTGACTGCCGGGATGGATGGCATTGTCAGGGCAAGCGAAATCTACGTGGATGCGTTGGACGATGATCCTCGAAACGCCGACAAGTTTCAATCTGTCTTTGCGGATTGGGTGCCTGCGTCCGCATGGAAGCAGTTTGAGGCAGTCGGGAGGAAATGGATGCACCCGAAGTTGTTGATGGGGGGAATGTCGAACAGGCGGAAGGCGCATATGGTGAAGTCGTTGCCGTATTCCTTGCAGGAGAGGATATTTTCAGGGGAACGCTTTCCTTTGCTGGTCGGTGGCGGCGACGTGATGCAAGTGACGGTGATGGACGCAACGCTGGATCAAGTGGGGCAATTGTTCACTCAAGATGGATTGCGTAGTTTGTCGGGGCAAAAGTCTCGGTTGGAGGAGATTTCCTTGGTCGAGGAAACGGAAGCGGCAACCCCGGAGGTAATGCCATACGTGATCCACGGTGGATCGGTGACGTTTAGAAAGGGAGTGAGGATGACCAGAACGGAGTTGAAGCGCTTGTTGCAGGAGATGTGATGGAGTTTCCCGTGATGAGAGGGCCATCGAGGGCGCGGAATACCTGGCAGAGGGAAACTTCCAGATTCGTGTCTTGGTTGCACAAGCGCCGGGAGAGGAACTTGCCCGAAGGCGAGGGAACGAATGCGTGGACACGGCGACGTTTCGTGTCACAAGAGGAGGTGGAGAAGTGTCGCTGGGAGAAGAGTGGGCGGGCTTATGCCAGAGTGAGTCGTGAGAATGCCCCGTATTCGAACGGATGGATGATTTGGAAGCAGGGATATTACCGGGTGGAACCGCTGGAGGAACTGGATGGCGGGACTTGTTGCCTTATGAGGCAATCGTGCGCGGACGGATTTCCGCACAATGACAGGAATGTGTTCAGGGAGATGTTTCGGGAATTCTTGTCGCGCCGGGAAAAAGAGGCGCTGGACTTGAGGCGGGAGGAGTATCGGGCATGGAGTGACGGTGAATCGGAGAGGAAAGCGAGCGAGATCGAGCGAGATCGGGAGGAGGGGCAAAGGGCGAAGACGCTGGCGAAGGTGACTTTTCCGGGGGCAACCAGAGAATTTTTTCAATCCTTGGCGATTGCGGGGAGTATAAATCGAAAAACAAAGGGAATAAAATGAGCAGGAGCGTGGGAAGTGGAACGGACAAGGTATTGCGCCAATGGGAGCAAGTGAACGAGCGCAAGGAGATGTCGCAGGAGATCTCCAAGTTCTTCAAGGACAGTTTGGGGCGGAAGAAGTCCGCCGGGAAGAAATCGAAGGCGAAAACAAAATCAAACAAGGGGAAAAAGAAATGAGTGATAACAACAAGGCGGCATGGAGATACGAGGCGAGTTTGCTCCGGGTAATAGACGGAGACACGGTGGATGCGATGCTTGACTTGGGTTTTTCGACCCATCGGAAGGTACGCATACGCTTCTACGGGATAAATACACCTGAAACGCGCACCAGGGACGCTGAAGAGAAAAAGGCGGGCAAGAAGGCGACTGCCCGGTTGATCGAGTTACTTTCCACCGGGAGCTTCGTCTTGAAGAGTCATGGCGTGGGAAAATTTGGTCGTTGCTTGGGCGAACTGTTCACCGAGGAACTTGGCGAAGTCTCCGTTAATCAGACCTTGATCGATGAAGGATTGGGCGAAGCGTACTTTGGCGGCGCGAGGTGACCGAACCTCCCCCTATGGCCCAGTTGAGTCAGCACCCCGTGTTGGCGTTGCCCACGCGCAAGCAGGCGAAGGCAATGGGGGAGAAGGAACTGAAGAAGTTGCTGGACAAGAGGGAACTGCTCATCCGAAACGAGCGTGACGATCCTTACCATCATGGATTTGAGCCGGAGCATTGGGAGCAGGCGGACAAATTGCGCGAGGAATGCTCGGAACTAGTGATTCTGGGCGGAAATCGGTCTGGCAAGAGCGAGTATGCGGCGAAGGCAGTCGTGAAGACCTTGGTGGAGTACGAGGACAGCAACGTCATCTGCATGCACACCACTTCCAGCACCTCGGTGGAGCAACAGCAGGCGTTGGTCTGGAAGTATCTGCCGAAGGAGTGGAAGACTGCTCGCAAAAGCAGAACGACCAATTTGACCTACTCGGTGAAGAACGGATTCACCGAAGGGTCGTTGGTCGGGCCAAATGGTTCGAAGGCATACTTTCGCAACTACAGTCAAAAGGCGGAGGGCATAATGGAAGGTTCCGAATGGGACTTGGCGTGGGCGGACGAATTATGTCCCTTGGAGATCATAGAATCCCTTAGATTTAGATTAGTCACGCGCGCGAGGGCGAATCCGAGGAACGGGTTGATCCTCACCTTCACCCCCATCGCCGGATGGAGCAACACGGTGAAGGCGTATCTTCAGGGGGCGAGGACGGTCGAGTCGGCGCCCGCGCACTTGCTGGGGGGCGAGCTTGTCCCGGTGGTACAGCAATGCGTTCGCCCCGCCGCCAAGATAATGTACTTCCACACCTTGTGGAATCCATACAACGACTACGAGGCGCTGGTGAAGACCTTGGAGGGAGAGGCGAGGCACAACATACTGTGTCGCGCGTACGGAATTCCACAGCGCCAGTCACAGGCGGCGTTCCCTTTGTTCTCAAGTCGGCACCTCCTGGCAACCGACCAGATCGCCAAGGAAGGCACCAATTACATGGTGGTCGATCCGTCAAACGGAAAGAACTGGGTGATGGGATGGTTCCGAGCGGCGCCCAACGGAATACACTACTGCTACCGTGAATGGCCCACCCCTGACGAATACATCCCCGGCGTAGGTCATGCGGGCGAGTGGGCGTTGCCCGGAAAGAAGATAGACGGTGACGCTGGCCCCGCCCAGCAAACCTTCGGGTTTTCCTTGGATCGCTACAGGGAGGAAATCGAGAGAGTGGAGGACGGGGAGGAAATCTTTCTGCGCATAATGGACAGCAGGTTCGGAGCGTCCCCCACGCCGACCAAGAGCGGGGTGACCACGCTCATCGACCAAATGGGTGACTTGGGACTGCACTTCGTCCCCGCATCGGGGGTGAGCATCAACGAGGGGGTTACCATGATAAGCGACGTCATTCATTGGAAACCCCATGCCGAAAATCCCGATGACCCGACCAGCATGCCGAGATTCTTTCTGGATGAGTCATGCAAGAACATGGCGTTCGCCCTGACCAGTTGGACGGGGGCGGACGGAAAGCACGGGGCCACCAAGGATTTCGTTGACGTTGCGAGGATGTACTTCACCGCGGCGCCCCAGTACGTCGACCTGAATGCGGGCGTTCTGCATCCGGGCGGATACTACTAGTGATAGCATGATAGCAAGTTCTCTATTTCACGAAGTTTTAAAACGGTATGGGGAGCAGTCACAGTTATTGAAAAATGCCCTCATGCTACATGTTAGCCCCGACTTTTCGACCCTCCCAAGAGGGAAAACCCCTGTTTCATGCGGATAAATCTTTAGTTAGCCCCGACTTTCCCCGGATTTTCAACCCATCCCTGCTCCTGTTTCCCTGTTTCATGCGGATGATCCTTTGATCTTCCCCGGATTTCGGAAAAGAACTTGACGAGGGTGAATTGTTCACCTATGTCGGAAATTATGGGGGATTTCTGATGAAGTGATGACGGAGGGAGAACCACAGGGGATGTTGCTACGCAGGCGGCACGTGTTGTCGTGGTTGGGTATTGACGCAGACCTGTTCGCCAAGTGGAGGGAGTGCGGAACGCTTCGTCCCGTCTACGTTGGTGGCAAGCGACCCTTCTACCTCAAGGAAGACATAAAGCAATTGGTGGAGGATGCGATTGATGAGCGAGAAAGAACTGATTAAGAAGACGGACGAACCTGAAGTCCCCCTGCTCCAAGAGGAGTTGCGCTCGGTCATGGAGGACGCATCGACTGCCCTTCAGCACCGTGACACTTACGAAGACGTCCGATTTTCACGGCATGACGGTCAATCCGAGGACGGCAGGAAGCACGAAAGCGACTTGGGTTATCCGCCCACCCCGTGGGAAGGCGCATCCGATGTTCGCATCCGACTGGGTGATCGACTGGTGAACGAACACGTCAACATGGCGGTCACCGCATTCTTTCGGGCCAATCTTCGCATCACGGGAATAGGGGTGGAGGACAACAGAAGCGCCGCAATCTGGGGAGACGTCTTGAAGTACTACCTTCACCAGAAACTGCTTCCCGAACTTAGGGCGGAAGTGGAGATACTCGCCCAAAACGTCTACGGATCTTCGCCGGGGGTGGGAATACTTGGAATTTACTGGACGCAGGAAGTGTCCACCCGAATGAAGACCTTTACCCTCGATGACGTTATCCAGACGGTATTCGCCGCCGGAGGTGACCAGGATGCGGTTGCCGACGTGGTGGCCCTTCTTCAAGACAAGGATACGGAGGAACAGGCGCTTGAATTGATGCGCCCCCAGTTCCCCACCGTGGATGACAAGAAACTCAAGAAGGCGTTGAAGGACTTTCGGAAGGACGGGGAAGCGAAAATTCCGCAACCGTACCTGAAGGAGAATCGCCCACGCTTCGTTGCCCATCGACTGTACGAGGACGTCTTCGTTGCGGGGAACGTCACGAATTTGGAACGGGCGGAAGTAGTGTTTCGCCGTGAATGGATGACCGAAACGGAGGTTCGGGAAAAAGGAATTACCGAGGAATGGCCGACCGAGTTTGTCGATGAAGTCATCGAGAACACGGAAGGCATGACCGCAGTACCCGAAGCGGATCAACGATTCCCCCTGAACTTCGGAATGCGCCAAACCTTTGCGGATCGCTCCAGCGATTTCGAAAACCTTTACGAAATATATTACGCCTACACCAAGACCTATGACGAGGATACGGACGTCCCCTGCATATACTGCACCGCATTTTCCGCCCACATAGACGACCTGTGGGGCAAGCACGAAATGCTGAACTACTCGCACGGGCAAATGCCGTTCGTACTCTTTTCGAGGGAAAGACTTTCCCATTCGATCTTCGATTCACGGGGAATTCCCGAACTGGTGGCGACCAACCAATACGAAATAGCCACTCAACGCAATTTGCGCTCGGACGCATCACAGATCGGTACAATCCCACCAATGCTTGTCAACGCTCGCCGGGGGGGAATCAATCTGTTGGTTGCTCCGGGCGCTCAATTGACGGTCACTCGCCCCGATGACGTGGGATGGTTGCCACCGCCACCGTTCCCAAGTGGTTCGGTTGAAGCGGAGAACGCCGCCCTCAAGGACGTGGAGGACTACTTCGGCGGGGATGATCCTGGCAAAAGAATGCTTCACCAGCAGTCGGTCACCGACAAATGGTTGGATTCATGGCGCATTGCCTTGGATCAAGCGTTCCGCCTCATGCAACAATACATGTCGCCGACCACCGTCCAGAGACTGACCAACGGCAAGCCGGAGGAAGTCTCGGTGAGTCAGGAGGACATTCAGGGCAAGTTCGACCTCGCTTTGCGGTTCTCCATAGACGTATTGAATCCCGAATTTCAGGAAAAGAAACTGGATGCAATCGTGAAACTCACCCAGTTCGACGTCACCGGGGCGCTGGATCGCACCAAACTACTTCACTTCATAGCGGAAACGATTGACCCGCAACTGGCGGACGCAGTCGTGATGGATCAAACCGCCGCAAGCGCGCGTGAAATCTCGGACGAGCAGGACGCATGGGTGAAGATCGCCCTCGAAATCGAACCTGTGATGACCGAGGACGTGAACTTTCCGTTGAGACTTCAAACCGCCCAGCAAATCGTTCAAGCGTCCACCGAAATACAAAAGAAGATGCAGGGGCAACCTATGGTCAAGCAACTTGCCGACAATCGCATCAAGTACCTCCAATTCGGTATAGCCCAGCAAGAAAACGCCCAAATTGGCAGGGTAGGCACTTCCCCAATCGCCCAACAGCAACAACAGGAAGTCGCGCCGCAGGGTCAACCCCAACCACCACAGCAACCCCAACCCGAACCACAACCCGTGGAAGCGGGCGGATACTAGTGACTTTGCCTTTTTCTCATCATAAACCATCCCTATGGTTGGGTTTGCCGTCCGATTCGTTGTCCGGGTCAAAAGTTCTAACCTTACGGGTTGGCGGCAAACCCTCTTTCCTTTAATGAGGTTTTTCCGACAAAGGGCGAAACTCGTTCGTTACGATGACAAGTTGAGCGAAGCGGACGTGAAGGATGCGTTCTGCTCCATCTCTCCGGGCAATCCGTTCTGGCAGGCGCTGGATCACGTCATCGACCAAACCCTCCTCGATGCGATTGATGACGTGTCCGATCCGAAGAATGCGGAAAAACCCGGATCACTCGCCCACGCCGCTGGAGGAGTGGACAAACTTTCGACGTTGAAATCTAAAATTCAGAATCTTCGAATTCTGGATAACTTGGGGTAGTTAAAGGGTATTCACGTCGTAACCCTCTGCTTTTCGGGGCGGGGGGTTTTTCTTTCCGTAAAAGGAATGTGTTCTCATGGGTACGATGGGTTTGTGGAACGGACGCATTGATTAACCGCATCCCCACCCCCCATAGGTGAATGCGATGTGCCTTTGGTATGTCCCTTCCGGGTGGGCCACCCGTGACAGTCAACCCTTGTGAGACGTAAAAATGCCAAGTGATGCAAAAGAGGTCGCTCCTGAAACAGCTGAAGCAACAGAGGGAATATTCGACGTAGCGGTAAGTGACATTGCCAAGGCGGCGAATGCTCCACAAACGTTCATTGATAGTCTGACGTCCAATGATGGCGAAGCATCCGAACCTCAAGAGGTAGAGGAAGAGGAAGAAGTCATCGAGGAAAACGAGGACAACGAGGAGGAAGTCGAGGAAAGCGAGGAAGACCAGGAAGAAGAGGAGCAGGAGGAAGTCGAGGAGGAGGAACCGAAAGGTGATTCGCCCGGAATCAAGAAGCGAATTGGAAAACTGGTCGAACGAGCGAAGAAAGCGGAAGCGGAAGCGGAACGACTGCAAACGGAACTGAACGGTCAGCAGGGTGAATCCCGGCAGGACAATTCGACTCCCGGCGCGGATCGTTTCGAGACAGTCACCGATTCGCAGAAACTGGACAAGATGGAAGCGGACGCTGAACACCTTCGGGAATGGTTGATAACTAATCCGGAGGGCGGCGAATACGCAGATCGAAGCGGCGGCAAATACGACGTCGATTACGAAACTGCCAAATCCCTTCACGTCCAGACAGACCGAGACTTGCGCAAGAACATCCCGAACCAACGGGCGAATCTTCACCAGAGGGCAACTTCATTCCAGCAGGCGAACGCAACGTTCCCGTGGATGCAGGACAACGGCACAAGTGAATTCGTGGAAATGGCCGGGATACTTGCAAACAATCCGAGGGCGAAGAAGTTCTACGAATCCGATCCGAACGCCGCTCTTTTCTTTGGTTACGCCGTGGAGGGCTATAAGTCAGTCCACGCCAAGGAAGGGAAGGGCAAGAAGGTCAAACCAGTAGCTCAAGCGCCCACCTCAGTCCCAACTTCGACCCGCGCAAAACGGGCAACGAAGAACACTTCGGGCGCCGCAAAGCAAAGCAAACTGAAGAAACAGGCGCTAAGTAGCGGCGACCAACATGACGTCAGAAGTTACCTCGAAAGCATCATTTAAAAATAGGATTTAATATAATGGCCGGTCTAGTAGAACGCTCACAATCACTCAAACGTGAAGATCTTTCCGACCTTCTCGTTACCGTAGACAACGCCGCAACTCCCTTTACGAGTATGGCGCGCAAAGGGTCTGCTCCCAAGAACTCCCTGGTGGAGTGGGGACTTGACGCATACCCGGCGCCTCGCACCACGCCAGTCGTGGATGACGCAGACGTTTCGAGTTACGAAAACATGTCTTCTGATCGCCAGAAGGCGCAGAATTACGTACAGATTTTCCAACGGGCGCCGAAAGTGTCTCGTCTGGCTAATCTCACCTCCGACGTCGCAGGCGTGGGATTCAAGCAGGAAATGGCGAAAGCCATCGCCAAGGCGCTTGTCATGGTGAAGAGAGACATGGAAAGTACCTTTCTCGGAAACAACGATGCTCAAGCCGACAACGGCACCATCGGATATGGTTCCAAGGCGGCGAACATCATCATCAGCACTTCCGGCGGTTCAACGCTTCAAATTCCGTCTGGTTTTCGCACTCCGTCCGCTTCGATCAACGCCGATTCCACGCAGGTCAACCTGACCGAAGAGGAAGTTCGCGCCATATTGAAGTCGATCTGGAACGAGACTGGAGAGAACAACAAGTCGTTTACCGGGATTTGTGGTTCCAGCGTGAAGAACACCGTGTCGCAAATGACTCTGTATCGTCCCGCCGCCGGAGATGGCGGAACCAAGACGGTCTACATTCAGAGCAACCGTGATGCGGCGGACGCAACACTCACAAGCGGAGTTGACGTAATTGATACTGACTTCGGTAAAATCACCCTGCACCTCGATTCGTTCATTCGTTCGGATTCAAGCACAGCAGGGCCATTGACGTTGTACATCTTCAACATGGACAACATCGAGATCAAGTACGCTTCGCAACCATCCTTCAGGGAACTTCCCGACTTAGGTGGTGGCCCGCGCGGACTTGTCGAATCAGTTGCAACTCTTTGCTCATACTCCGGGGGACTGGATCACGGCAAAATCGTCTTAACCGCTTAATCGCAGGAGGAACAATAATATGACAGCAACAGCAACATCAGTCGATGACTTCGTAGGTCTAAACCGTTCATGGGTTTCAAACATGGCAGTCGAGGAATCCGCGCGGACGGGATACACCCACAAGGTGACCGTAAGCGCAAAGGACATATCCGACTTGGCCTTAGCCCAGTCTACTCCTCTTACGAGTACGGGGGACGAACTGCAAATGGCAGTATTCACCCTCGCCCAAAACGAGGATTCAGATTCTGCGGTAACTGCTTCCGCATTAATCGTCACCAAGGCATTCGCTTCCTCAACCGCGCAAACGATTGTCTGTGACGTGGGTGATGCGGCAGGCGGCGCCCAACTACTCGCCGCAGTAACATTGATCACCACCGGGACGGGCGCGGAAAGAGGTCATGCCTCATACGCCTCCTTGCCGGATGACGAAAATCCTCTGCTCGACGTCAACGCCGGGACGCAGGGAACCGCCGCAGGAACGATCTACATGAACTTCCTCAATAGCGCCGCCGGGGGGTTGGATGACCTCACCGATGGTGAAGTTACGTTGCTCCTCAAGGTGCGCGAATCTTCGGTTATAGCTTGATCCGTTCATAGTTTAGGTACACTTGCAACAGACGGACGGGCGCCATGCCAACCATCTCCGAGAACATCATAGTTCCCGGCGCTGGTGACCTCACCAAAGAGGTTATCGAGGAACTTCGTACTGCGAAGAACCTGGAACTGGTCAATGCGTCCGTTCGTCAACGCAAGTTGGCTCAAGCGGAACAAGTCGTTTCCAACGGAGTTCGGAAGAACCTTTCGTTCGGCAGACTTCGAATGCGGATCGCGCCGGAAGCATATCATTACTGGGGAAAACGCCTAGGTTATGCATGCTGGGACGATCAGCAATTCTTGAGGGAGTTCGAAAGAGACAACGAATCTGTCAGGATAAACTCAAGGAGCGAGAACGCCACGGTCATTGCGCCGGGTCCACTCCACGATCCTGACGCAAAGTATTTGGTCAAGCCAGCGGCATAACCATGCAGATAACCAAATTCAGGGACGTGCTGGGAGGAGTTTCCCACAGGATGGGTCTTGACCCGGACAATTTGCTGGACGTGGAGAAAGCGTCATTCGCCGAATTCATTCAAAGCAGGGTGCGCCAGGGGTGGGAGTATTATCCTTGGCCCGAAACAATGAAGGTCGAGCAACGGCAGTACCGGCCCGACTATGCTGGTGGAACCACTTACTCCAATGCGGCGAGCGACGTCGATTCCTCACAGGTCTACTGGCCCCAAGAGGACAAGTATTATCAAGCGTTGAAGTCAACTTCAGGGAATGCCCCGACTGACTCCAGCGGTACGGTGAACGCCCAATGGGAGGATCTGGGGGTAACCTACGCCGCATCCGACTATGCGGCGGCAACCGACTATGCGGTGGGTGACACGGTATTCTACCCGACCAACCGTGAATACTACACGATGCACACCAATGCGTCCGCCGGGACGGCTCCCACCAACGCTTCATACTGGGGGAAACTCACTCCCTTCATACGATTCATAAAATACGAGCAGACTTCGGAAACGAAACTGGGCGAGATATTCTCCGTCACCAGCAAAAACCCCGAAGCTAACCGGGCGCCCACCTCGCTTTCCTATTCGTTGATTGATGACGGCATATTGCCCGAATTCGATGCAGGATCGAAGATATGGCTCAAGTTTCGTCCGAGAACGCCTTCCTTCACCTCCACTTTGTACAATAACACCACGGCGAACTACTACGTGGGAGACATTGTCTATGACGATGGTTCCTCCGCAGGCGCCCAGAACACCGGGGAATGCTACGAGTGCATTGTCGCCCACACCAATTCGCCCGCCAGAACACCGGACAACACGACCTACTGGACGAAGCAGGAAATACCAAAGGTGATCGCCGAGTTCGTCAAGCAGGCGGGGTATGCGTCCGCATTGCTTCAGGACGGTCAGCACGAAAAAGGCCCGTTGCTGGAGGAAATGGCCCTCAATCTGTTGTACAACGAACTGGACAAGGTGCAGAACCAGCAACAGCAGTACAGAACGATTTTCACTCAACCTCTCGCCGTGAGAGTTTCTTAAACAAGTCAAGTCAAGTCATGCCATGAGTAAACCAAACGTGCAAATCAGAAACTTCAGAACCAAGGTGATTGATGTCACCCTGACCAATGCGACCTCCGCCAATTATGCAACGGGCGACGTGTTGGTGGAAACGCAGGAAATCAACCTCGGCGGTGATTCAAATTACCCGACCCGTGGGACGATCAACAACTTCATTTTAATCGACAAGAATGACATCGGGGCGCAATGCGACGTCCTTTTCCTTTCTTCGAACGTGTCAATTGGTTCGGCGGACGGGGCAGTATCCTTGACTGCGGCGAATGCGGCGAACGTACTGGGAAGGGTGGACACGGGGGCGACTTTCGTGGATTTGATTAATTCGAAAACCATAACCCCATCAGCATTCGCGCCCATACCGTTCGACTTGTCGGACAACAAGTTATACGTCGGGGTTGTCGCTCGCGCCGCATATGATAATTCGGGTGGGTCGGCGGACTTTCTGATACTTCGCCTCGGACTAACCATAGAGTAAGGGCGATGCTCCAACTACCTTGGTTGTCGGCGCGAGGGGCAAGGGGCGGATCGTTCGCCGCTGGCCCTGCCGCTTCTGCGGGGGGCTTTACCCCTATCACCGCAACGGGGGGGACTGTAACCACGTACACGGGATACAAGGTACACACTTTTTTAGCGTCAGATGATTTCGTGGTTAGTGATGCGGGAAGCGAGGGAGAGGTCGACGTCTTGATCGTAGCCGGAGGAGGCGGAGGAGGAACGTTTGGAGGAGGCGGAGGCGGAGGTCTTCGCACTTTGTCAGCCCAAAGCGTTTCAGCCGCCACTTACGCAATCGTTACAGGAGCAGGGGGAGCGGCGGGAGGTGCAGACCTTGGGACATCGGGTTCAAATTCTTCGGGATTCTCGACCACTTCGGCTGGTGGCGGTGGTGGTGGAGGTTTTAGTGCGTCAAACTATAATGGCGTAAATGGCGGAAGTGGTGGTGGGGCTGGATGTCAAATCACCTCAGGTTACCCTACGGGAGCCATAGGAAGTGCTGTTGCTCCGTCTCAAGGCAATGACGGCGGCCTAGGCCGAGCCACTAATGGAACCGCAGGAGGAGGAGGAGGAGGCGCAGGAGCGGTTGGCGGAACACAACCCGGCACCGGTGGCGTTCCCACAACGACAGGCGGCGCCGGAGGGGCTGGCGCAGATAACTCTTTGCGAACTGGTTCAGCCATAACTTATGCAGGCGGCGGAGGAGGCGGTGGTAGTGCAAATGGAGGCGCTGGTGGTTCAGGTGGAGGAGGACTTGGCGCGGCCTACCCGGGGGGAGCCGTTGGAGTTGCCGGAACAACAAATTCAGGCGGTGGAGGCGGAGCCGGTTACTCAGGGGTCAAAGCCGCAGGTGCTGGCGGATCGGGAATAGTGGTCATTCGATACAGGACTTCCTAATGGCTACTTATTACGCAGAAATAAATGATGAATCCATCGTGATTGAGGTGGTGGTCGTTTCGGACGAAAACGGTTCAAGGGAAGCCGATGGAATCGCCTTTCTGAAAGCGTTGCTCGGAGATGACAGGAACTGGGCCAAAACCTACGCAAACGGTCAGCACAGATACAATTATGCAGGGATAGGATTCACTTGGGATAATTCAAACAAAGCATTTTACGCACCCCGCCCTTTTGCTTCGTGGTCGCTTGACGATAACTACGTTTGGGAAGCACCCACTACATATCCCAATGACGGAAAACCTTATGCTTGGGTCGAGGCAGATCGGGAGTGGGCGGAGGTTCCGCTTGTATGAATAACTTATTCGCCATATCGTTGCTTTTCATGGGAGGATGCTCGATGCGTCCACTCTATGCTCCGCTGGGCGGTGCGTTAGGCGCGGCGGCAGGTGGCGCGGTGGGTGGAGTAGGTGGCGCATTTCTAGGTGGCGGCGCAGGAGCGGCAACCGGTTCCCTTTTAGCTGGTGACGGCGAACTAAAGGCGGCGAAGGAACAGACCCAGCAAGTCATAGCGTCCTTGAGCAAGGGAGACGTGGAAGGCATGTTGGCGGCTGCGGCTGGAAAGCAGAAGGGATTTGTTGACGAGGCAATAGACGGGGTGATCGGATTTGTGAAGCTCTGCCTAATATTTTTGGTACTTTGGAACCTAATTCCAATCATCTATACGAGATACATCCACAAGAAGCACTCCAATGGAAATTCTGAAAAAACTTAAGGGCGAGTTCGACAAGTTGAACAAGCGGGGCAAGTCGATTGTCATCATAGGCATAGCAATCGCCGTGTTCTTTCTCCTCGAACTAGTGAAGTAATGGAAGGATTGGACGTCGGATTCATCGAGTTGTTGCTCATCGGAGCGATGGGCGTGTTGGGGTATTTATGGAAGAGCCAATCGTCGGACATCCGACAAACCACGCTGGACTTGAATCAGTTGAGTATACGCTTCGCCGAAGCGAAGGGTGGGGCGGAAGCAACCAACAAGACCCTGTTTTCCCACATCGAGGAGATGAAGGACGCAATTGCCCGGATCGAGAGTCACTTGATTACGTCGGGGGGCAAGAAGGGTGCTAACTGAATATAGCGAATATTTCGTACTGGGCATAGCGTTAATCATATCGGTGATAGCATGGGCATTGAAGAAAGAACACCAACGCATCGAATCCTGCGAGTCGGCCGTCTCCGACCTGAACCACCGACTATCCAAGGCAATCAACGAGATAAGTCGCAACGAGGTGGCGGACGTCGAGTGGCGCAAGCGAGTGGAGGAAAACCACAAAAGTCTCCTGAAGGCAGACGAGGACAGGCGCAATGACACACGAAAGATATTTGACAAGATTGAATCAATGAAGGGTGACACGCACATAGAACTTCAGCGCCTCGGCGAACTGATTGCGGGAAAGAAGTAATGCCAACCTCGACCTACACGACCACCACCTCGACCACCACGAAGCGTTATCGTTCTTCGGGCAAACTCGATGATCAAGTTGCGATGGAGGGTGACGGGGCGTTCGTGGGGTTGAATTCGTACATGGACGAAACTATATTGCCGGAGGGGATAGTTTCGACTGCGAAGAACGTCCGCATGGATTCAGGGAAGATTCAGGTAAGGAAGGGATTGGACTTC